CGAACTAGAGGAAACCCGCGCCGCCCTTAGAGACCTCTACTGGCAACTATACGGACGGCCAGCAAAGCATCCGCAGCAGCTAGAACAGAGAAAGAGGGCCGCCGCGCTGTTGGGGATTACGCAACCCGAGATAAGCGACTCTGAGCCTCGTCCTGCAGAGCCGCAATCTCCCCAGCGCAGGCAAGATACCCGCAGCCGTCAATGAAGTCGTCCGCGTTGAAATCGCCTGAGAACTGCCTGGCAACCTTCATTAGTGCCATCATGTTTCCGACATCTCGGGCGTCCAGCGCCCTGCCCGTCCGCTTCCCGGCAATGTCAAGATACGCATTCCATAGTTTGGCGATATTGTCGAAATTCTTGGACTTGTCGCCGTGCTGGTTGGCGCGCTCACCGCTCACAAGCTCGGATGCCTTCTTGGCAATGTCGGATGCTTTCATGCGCAGGGCGGCTCCACTGTGTTGAGTTCTCGGATAACAAAATCAGCCTGGTTCGGGTCGCAAGCCACCTTCAGCGTGCGCCCGCAAATAGTGCGGTACACTACAATCTTTCTCCCGTTTTGTGAATCGGCAACGCACACGGCGCGAGCTTCATATTCGAGACTCACCAGCGATCTCCACATAATGGGATGAACACAATCACCGCCGCAATCAGAATGACCGCCAGCGCGTCCAAAGTGATCACTTGAGGGCTTTTACGATGTCTGCGAAAAGCTTCTGGTTGTCGCGAATGACAGCCGCAAGCCCTAGCGCAAGACCCCTTACAACCGGTTCCTCTTTGTCACCGAGGACATGCGCCAGATTGTATTGATCGACTATCCCGTGAAGGATTTCATGGATCAGTACCTCGCCCTGCCTGCGACCATGCATTCCCTTGCAGAGATGAATCTCCTGGGCTTCTCCGACATAGAGCCCGTATGAGTCGCGAGCGTTTACGTGGTCCATCTCACGGATGAGGAAATCGAGATGGCCAATGCGGACCTTAGACACGGATCATCTCCCCACGGAATTGCACGGTCTCTGAATCGACCACAGCAACGACCTCTGGCCACATCAGCTTGCCGCCCCGGAACGTCAGCACGACAAAACCGGAGCGATGGTTTTTGAAGTTGTCTTCGGAATAATCGAGGAACTGAGGGCCGTTCGGATCAGCCAGCGTCCCGCAATCGACGCCATAACGAGTTTCGTTATAGTCCGTGTACGGAGTGACCTTGAGGGAATGCAGATGGTTCGTTACCATCGTTTTTCCGGCCGCCATGGTGTTGTTGTGTACGGCGTGAACACCACCATTCGGCCCACGATGCTTGATCACAACCTCGTTGTTGATCCAGCACGACCAGCACGACTCCCAGAGTGGGAGATGGTCCTTTAGATGGAAGCCATGAACGCGGGCATACTCAGGCGCGACGGTGGCTAATCTCGTCTCGAAACGAGCGTCGTGGTTTCCCAAAGGCCATATCTTGCGCGCCTTGAACGCGGCCTTTTCAATCTCACCAAGCCGCTCTTGTACGGCCTCCATTTCCTCAATGACGCTTGGCCGGTTTTCCCAGCCGATCGGGGGATGACGCGAGATTGTCGCCCCGTCGAATGCGTCGCCGTTCATGACGACGATCTGAGGCTTGAGCGTCTTGCATAACTTGACGAAGGCACGGTGCGCAGTCGAAACGATGCCTGGCCAGTAATGGCCGTCCCCACCAACGAGAACAACGCCGTCTTTCAGGTCAAGACAGATGCGGCCGGGATGCTCCGAGCCTACGCGGGTATTGCGGGAATGTGGGGCTGGGATTTGTATTCCGTGGCGCTTTTCAATGCGCGTGCGGCGCTTGTGAACAGCCCTCTCATTCATGCCGAGGCGTTTTGCTGTTCCGGCTGGACCGTATTGCTTGAAGATGGCGATAAAGTCTGCGTCTGGACACAGGGGATGGCTCAAGCCGGGCGACCCTCCGCAAGAAACGGTGCATACTGCACATGCGGCGGCGAAACTTGCATCCATAGGCCGTTGAGCGACACGCCGATGATCGCAATCTGATAGACCGTGTAGTCCTTGCCGCGAACCTTGATGTCGCCCTGTGGCTCGCCTCGCACGTAGACCACCACGATAACGGCGCAAGCGCTGGTGCCAGCGTCCGCGTTCACTGAGGTCATCGCCTCTTCGTTGGTCTTGCCTTCGTCAACGAGGCTGCCAACCATTTTGACCTGCTCCGCAGTGTCGCAGGAAATGACGCTACCCCGCAGAGGCTCACTCGCAGCCAAAGGAAAGGAATACACGCAAGCAAAAACCGCGACGCATAGCGCCGCCCAACGAATACGGGCCATGGTGGTTCCTATTTTGGGAGTGATTGAGTGAACGGGATAAGCTTCACAAGAAAGCTGGCCAAGGCCCCGCCGATTGCTGCTGCCCCTATGATGACGTACCTCGCACCACGCGCCTGCATGAACACGTTGTGCATGTCGTCGATCTTCTTCGACATTTCATCGACCTTCTTCTCCAGATTATCGACCTCCTCCTCCATGCGGATCACTCGGTCTCTGGTATCTGTGTCGATCATTTCCGCAGGCTCCGCAGAATGGTCGGAGCAGCAGCGATGCCGAATAGTCCGAGCACGATAATTCCGGCCCAGTCGGCAATCAGGCCGGTCAATGGAGGCGTTGAGCCCCATTGAAGGATTTTGTCGTAAATCAGAATCTTCGCCCAATAGAGCCCGAGCGGGAATACAAACAGGCCCCAGCCGACCCAGTACGTGACCGAGTTCATGGCCGCGACCTGCACGTCACGGGAGGCGGAAAGCCATGCCTGCTCCACCTTCATCATCTCGATTGCCTTGGCCACGTCGCCGTCAGCTTTCTTGATGAAGTAGTCGATGCCCTTGGAGATGATTTCAGAGCCCGAGCCGGTGAACCAGCCGAGGATTTTGAGGGCTAGCGTCATCGCACCTTCCCGCACCTAGAGCAGTAGTAATATCCGGTGCGGTAACAGAGGTCGTAATCCTCCTCCCACTCCTCTTGGGTGTATGACGCTACCCACTCGTGCGGGCGTGATGTTCCGCATAGGAGCTTTCTTAGCCATTCGATCATCGCAATTGCCTCTTGACCCATTCGCGCACGTCTTCAGCGTCGAAAATCCAGAAGAAGACGCCGATGCCGATTGCAATGAGGACCAGCAGGAATCCGAAGAACGCAGCCGCGATCTGCCAATCCGTCAGCCACGTAATGCCGGTGAAGCCCGCAAGCGCACCAATGGCAGCCGTGATCTTGCGCCAGATCGTGCCGAGCCAGCCCGGCTTCGGATCGACGGGCTCAATGTCGGGAGGTGGGGGCACTGGATCAGGCTGCGGCTTGGTTTTTGGCGGCACAGAAACAGACCCAAACCTGATGGATGGGTCTTTCTCCATCAGCGTCTTGAGCAGCGTTAGGACGCCGAGCTGCGTATCCCAATGGCTGCCGTCGTATTCGCCGTCTGCGACATACTTGCCGCGCTTCTGTTTGTTTGATCCGCCGACAAGGTATGGGGACGGGATGCCCTGGTAGTGATACCCATAGCCGTTATAGCCCTCGATCCGGTGAGCATATGGCCCGAGCGACCAATCTAGCTTCGCGGAATATCCCTTGATCCGCACAAGCGCATCGTAGGCAGACTCCTCGAAATCCTTGTACGGCCCCCTGCCCTCTGGGACGATGGTCGTCCGCATGTTGAGCGGCTGACCGTTGCAGAGGTTCTTCTGGAAATTGAGTGTAGATTCCCGATAGTGCGCCAATGCAACGAAATGCCACGGGACGCCGGTCGATTGTTCGATCTTTTGATAGCGCGCTTTGTTGGCTAGTATCTTTCCCGCGTACTTTTCAGCCTCCGAACGGCGCGCAGGCGTGACCTCTAGGCCGCTCCAAAGGTTCTGATAATACGCCGCAAGCTTCGCGGTGTATTTCATCAGAACAGCGCCGCAACCGCCAGCGCCAGCATCACGCCAAGCGAAACCTTCGGATAGTCTGCTACAATGTCGGAAGCCCACTCATAGACGCCGACAACCTTGTCCCATACGGCCTTCATTTCACTTCCCCTTCATTGCAACGCCGATGCGCTTGAGCGTGGCGTCATGTACGGATGGCAGATCGTCCAGAACCGTGTGGCGGGTCTGTACGGTGATGTTCGCAATGTCTTTCTTGGAGCCGTCGCAACGGCGGATGGTCCCGCCTCCGAGATCGAACGGAAACGAGCGACGCCATGACGTGGCGAATTTCACGTTGTCAGGAACGCAGGCGACAAACGGAGTCGGGTCGTAATAGAATGCGAAGGTGACGGGGACGCCCCTTCCCTTCAGGCAGATCGCAACATCGGAGACTTCATTGGCTCCGAGCGAATGTCCGAGAAGGAAAACCGGCTTCTTGTCCTTGCGCCAGTTGTCGTAGGCCAGCTCGCACATGCCATATGACGTGCGCCACGACTTGACCGTTGTTGAAAGATTGTAAGCCTTGGCTGCCTTCTCGGCCGCCGTGTCAACGCCACGTGAGAACTGAAAGCCAGCCCCGCCGAATAGCCCGCGCATGACGTACAGATGGCCGGAAACCTCCTTTTGGGTCGGAGTAGCCAAATAGACACCCCCCGCTGCGGCCACTGCCGCAACGGCTGCGATAGCTTTTCTCATTGTCCCTCAGTGGGTTAGCAGGTGAGTTAAACCTGTGTCAGCGGACTGCTTGCGAGGCAGGGTTGATTTCAGCCGCACGTCTTCGATGTTCGTGGACCGGCGTTCGTGGTCGAATTTGTGCTTTGGCTGTTCGGAATTGCACCCGACCAATAAAAAACCCCCGCAAAGCGCGAGGGCTAGGATTTTCTTCATGTTGACTTCCGATTTAGTGCCGCTATGATTCAACCATGGGGGGAGACGCAATTCCGGGTTTCGCTGTGACCGTTGACGGCAGGCTGAGCGTCGCGGTTATCGTTTCCATCGACCGGCGCAACACGTAACGCGCATAGGCCGAGCAGAAGAACGCTAGGTGTGATCGAAAGTGGCGACGGCCAATCTGCCGCCGGACGCCGCAGAATATGTGGCGGTCGGACCCGTCGCATCGGAGCCGTTGAAATACGCCGTAGAAAAGGTTCTGCCGCCCTGCGCGTTGTCACCGCTCGCAGGCTTCGTGTAGTTCGTCCAACTCACGGTTGGTGAGCCGCTGTTGTTGTCGCCAACTACAGCGAACGCATACCCTCCTGCTGGAGTCGTCACAGTCGCCGCGAAGGGGCTGGACGTGTCGGCCGCATCCGTAGCAGAAGCCGTCGCCGACAATCCGCTCGCCGTGTAGACAAAGCAGGCTCCACGAGCCTGCGTACCACCACCAAAAGAAATGCTGACATCGATAGAGGTGTCGCCGGATATAGTGGCCGTCCAGATTTCGGCGTTCGCCGTTGTCGTCCCTGAACCGACCCGCTGGACTGCAGTATGAGCACCGGAATTGTTACCGGTGACAGTCACACCGGAGATAGACCTGCTATTGTTCGATGCCGAAATGCAGATGTAGGCAACGGTGTGCCCGGCGTCGCATGTATAAGCGGGGAAGCTGAATGTGGCGCTGGCTGTGTTTGTACCCTGCCCGCCCTGAAAGGTGACACCGACAACCGCGCTGGCTTGCGCAGCGCCAAACCCTATTAGTTGGTTGACCAGCAGCATTAAAGCTTCTCAGCTGCTCTGAATAGATCGTCCGTCTGTCCGCCATCAAAGCCATATAGCCATGCAATGGTGTCCGTCATCTCGTGCGCCCGCTCGAATACGGTCGCGCCCTTCAGGAGCATTCTTGCGGGATGGCGGGCCTGCTCCGGTAGAAGCGCGATAAGCTCGGCAAGGGACGCTGGCAACGTCCCCGTCGCCACGGCCGCCTCAGCCTCATCCTCTGTAATCAGCTTCATAACGGCGAGTTGCTGAAAGAATTGCCGGTCGGAGATCGATACCGGGGCCGGAGGCGGAAGCGTAGCGGGATCGACAGTTCTAATGTAGTGCGTTCCGCGCTCCAGCGATTCGCCTGGCACTCCGTATTCTCTGACAACGGGATACCAGGACACTTCCTTGTGCTTAATGTCTTCTGGCTGCTTTTCGTAGCGACGGGCTTCCTTGAAGACGCCGCCGATATAGAGTGCATATTCGGTCATGCGTCAGTCGCCGCGTTGGTGGTGATGTACAGGAGAATGCCGTGCAGCCGCGCATCAACCGCCATTGTGTCAGAGCCGTCCGATACGTTGCGCTTGACTTGGAAGTAAACCGTATCGCCCTCTGCTGGCGTTCCACCAATGGTGATGGCAGAACTCTCGGGGCCTTCGTACAGGTCGTTTGTGGTGCCGCCAGTATCCGTACTTGTCCCAGCGGTGCCCCATGATGCGTCAAGCGTGTCGTCGTTGGATATGGCAACCGCTTCAAGCGCCCAGACTACGCCAAAGTTTGTCGTGGTGGCCGCGTGAGACCACGTCGGAATAAAGGTGACCGTGCTTTCGTTCCATGCCTTCGGCATTCTGATCGAAAATTGCGCGAACTCCTGCGTCGTCGTGTCGAAGTCCAGCGTCTTCACCATCTGCTTATTGGTGGTCATTTCGGCCGTGCCGGACGCGGCCCCGTTGGTTGTGCGGGCCACCATCGCCGTGGCGGGAATGTAAATCGGCTGCTTTCCAACTGGATTCGCCGTCGATGACAGCGAAAGCGTCGGATTTCCTGAAACACCATTACCGTTTGATACGGTGATTTCGTTTGCCGTACCGGTGATGGTTCGCCCGGCGAACGTGTCCGCTGCGGTCTGAGCCAGAATGCCGTTGGTGTTGTAGGCCGCAAGTGCGGTCAGCGTAGCATCGCCAGCCTGCTTTGTGTCCGCGTAAGTCTTGACAGCCTTCTCGGTCGGGACTTTTGCGTCACTGTTTGCTGCAAACGTCCCGTCCGTGCTTGTGGCTACGCCAGCGTCTTCGATCTCTGTCGTGCTGGCGAACCGTGACAGGTTCCCTGTGGTCGGCGTTCCAACAACGCCCACCGCCCCGGCGGGGCCGGTGTCGCCCTCTGGAATCTCGAAATCAAATACCGCCGCTCCGGGCGTGCCGCTATTGGTGACGGTTGCGGGTTGGCCAGCGGCAACCGTTGTGACGGTGCCAACGGAAACCGTAGCCGCGCTGCCTGTTGGTCCTGTGTTCCCGCGCGGGATCGTAAAGTCTAGTACAGCCGCGCCAGACGTTCCGCTGTTGGTGACACCTGCATCAGTACCAGCCGCTCCAGTCGTAACGGTGCCAACAGCAATGGTCGCGGCGGCTCCAGTCGGACCAACGACAACAGATATGAGTCTGTTGCCCCCCGCCGCTGAGTTCGGAGTGATTTTGAATGCCATAAAGCTATCTCAGAAGGCGATGGGAGAGTTGGTGAACGTAACAACGCCATGGCAACGGTGCGTGAGCTTCCCGTCGCTCGCAGCCTTTGACACAAGGTCTGCGATGTAATCGCCATCCATGCTTGAAATAGTCGCTTGCGGGACATTCACTGTTAGTGTCGTGACCCCATCCGCCTCTGCGACCGACAGTGTTCCAGCTGTAGTTGAAAGCGTTAAAACAGAACTGTCATCTTCCTCACTGCAGCGAAACTGAAGCTGAAACGTATCTGACGTGAGCCCCGTTACATCTTCTCCGTTCTGATCCTTTATCCGCAAAGACTCGTACCAAGTCGCCCCATTTGAAACAACATTGGTCCATGTGTTGTCGGCCGCGTGGTTTCCTGCCCCCCGCCGCATCACAGGCTCCCAAGGATCATGAAGCCAACGCCGGTTCCAGGATCGGCAGCATTGCCCGAGCCGTCCTTAACAAGGATCGTAACTGAAGTTGTGCTCTTTGCCGAAACGCTCACATAACGAACGCTGGTCGTGGAATCGTAAATGACCGGGATAACCGTGTAGTTCGCATTGGCCATTGTGATGGACAGGTTGAAAGTAAACGTGCCTGTCCCGCCGTCGGTAACGCTGGTCACGCCATACGACTCTGCAGCCAGAGCCGGGGTGCCGCCGCCTGTCGTACTACCCCATGCCTTTGCGATGCCGGGATGATACTTCGCCCGGTCGGGGCGCATATAAACCGCGCTGTTGGACTCAGCCGCGACGTTCGCGGTGGACGCAAGATTGGCGGTTTCAAACATAAAGTTGTCGAAGGTCGATCCGGTAATGACGCCCTCGAACTTGCTTGTGGTCGAATTGTTGCGAACCTGACCGGCCGCAGGCGACGCGGGCCGTTGCGCCGTGGTTCCAACTGCAAGCTGAGTTTTTTCAGAAGACGCGGCAGCACCAGCAAGGGACGCAACCTGCGCCTCAAGGTCTTCAATGTCAGAAGTGCCAACGGCACCCAATGCCGCACGGGCCGCCGATGCGGTTGCCCCGCCCGTACCGCCATTGGTAATAGCAAGGACTCCGCTCCCAACAGGGACGCCGGGGTCTAAATTGTCTTCGGTCCTTATCGTTGATCCTGCTGAGTTTTTCAGGATCAACTTGTAGGCAGTAGCCGCAGTGTATATAACGCCCTGTGTGGGGCGGCCGGCGCTATCGAGCGGAACTGGGTTTGTCGCTGCAACGGTTAGCGCGGCGTCGGTGTAGATGTTTCGGCTTGACGTTGTTCCCGCGTCTTGGACGGTCACGGTTCCGCCGTTAAGCGGGTCGCCATTGTTGTCGAAGAACTGAGTCAGCGGTGAGAAGATAGCGACTGCCATTGAAGGCCCTCAAAAAAGGAAAGGGCCGCCCGTGAGGACAACCCTTGAAGCAGATTGCGTGGTACGGATTTCAGATCGCGGTGTTTGCGACCGTATGCTGGTTTTTCTCGTGGCCTGACGTAAACAAGGGCGAACCCGTCAACGTCATGGCCGTCTTTCTAATTGCGTTGGTCGTGACAGCCTTAGCGACCGCCTTGGTCTTTTGGACCGGACGACTGGCTCGCGCCTGTTTTGCCGAGCATGGTCAGACGGAAAACAGAGGCGTTGACGGCCCCCGGATTGTTGGCCGTGGCGAGACGGGCAAACTCCCGACCAGCATTCGGATCGGTAAAAAGCCGCGCTAGTTCATCAACATTGTTGCCGAGCCGCCACGTCTCGATTGCATCCTTGACCCGCTGCGGGAATTTCATACCGACGCTAGCAACAGTTGAGGCCGCCTCTCCAGCCACGGACCCACTCTTAAGCGCCTGCTGTGCGGTCTGGTTAAACGCGGTCTGTGAACCGATCGCCTGACGCTGCCCCTGCGCCTCTAGGATCGTCATAAACCGATCAACGCCCGGCCAAATCTGATCGCCTCCAGGAAGGGCACGAACGGCTGCCTCTAGGTTTTGCGCCTGCTGAGGGTTGCCCCGGACAACCGCCGCGAACTTGGCCCCGCCGAACGAGTTAATTCCGCTTGAAAGGTTCTGCGTCGCCTCGTTGAATGTCATTTCGAGATGCGCGCGGACAAGCTGCCGGGCTGCATAGGGATTGCGCTGCGCGACTGATGCAACAGCAGTTGCGATTTCATCAGCGCTGTTGGGGAGCGGGTTGTTAGGGAACAGGACATCGATCGCCTTCTTGGTCGTGATGTCTTTATCCGCAATCTTGCCGAGCGGCCCGTCAAGCAATGGCTGGAGGTAGCGCTCTCTGGCCGTAGACTCGATGCCAAGCGCGGCTTCATAGGGGTTACCTGGGTTGCGGCGGGATGCGTTAACTGCCACCTCGCGGACCGCGCGGGCATCGTTTCCAAACCCTGCAGAAATCTGCTGATTCTGAGCGGGGTTTACCGCTCGGCCCGCATTCTCGGCCGCCGTATCAAGATATTTCTTGACCTCATTCATAAACCCGATGCTGTCATCAGGCAGATGCGCGACGTAACGGTTTAGCTGTGTCGTATTGCGAACTGCCTCCATTGCCTCGGGCACGCCGGGGATTGCCAGCGCTTGCTGCATCTCTTGCGGTGTTAAGCGAAGCCCCTCGGCCTGCGTATAGTAAGGCTCGGCAGCGTTGTTAATGACGCGCCGAACGTCGTTGACGGTGCCCTGCGCGGCTGTGCCGACCTCGCGGCCGATTGAAGACGGGTCTGGCGTTCCCAACGGCCCGACGCCAACCGGCGTCACTTGATCGAAAGCACGACCAGCAGCCGCGTCATTCAGGCCAGCCCGCTCTGCAAAGAAGGGTTTCATGGCACCCTGCCCCTCAGCAACACGCTGAAGATTGCCGAATGCAGTACCGCCGTTGGTTACATGCTGGACAGCCTCAGCCCGTGTAATCGGGATGCCAAGTTGCTGCGCCTCTTGGAAGATAGCTTCGGCCTGTTGCAGTGTGGCGTTGTCTAGCTGGCCGCCACCGGCCCGGCTTAGAGACGCGCCAGCGCCACCGGCACCGCGTGCCGTCAGTAGTGCTGCCAAACCGCCCGAGATGACCGCCGCCCCGCCCTTAGCCCACGGGTTATTTCCAGTCACTTCACCGGCCGCTTCACTGGCGACACCCGGCACAACACCAAACGCAACCGTATTGCGCAGCACGCCACCCGGCCCCATAGCCGCGCCAGGGATCATCTCACCTACGCTGTCAGCATACCGGCCAACGCGCGTCTGCGGCTTGTAAAACTCACCAGTGACCGATTGCACACCCTGCCGGACTTGCTGTGAATTTGGTAACAGGTTCGGCGGCTGCCGGTTAGGGTCTTGCGGCGGCGGCGGGAAGCCCGCCTTCGCACCCAAGTATTCGATGCCCTTGTCAACCAGACCTGAAACGTCGCCAGGCAACCCCATCAGGCCGGTAACGCCCTTCGGCAGACCGGACAACGCAAAGGACTTCGCAGCATCCGTGGCGTAGTCCGCCATGCCCGGCTCTTGCCGTTGCGGGACTGGTGTGCCCTGCCATGCGGACTCGCGCGCTTTTCTGACCTCGCCCGCAAGAAAAGCGGCCGCCTCGGTATCGCCTGCCGCGTCAGCATTAATTAACGCGGTCTCTAGGCGGGTGATGTCATTCATTGCTTGGGAGCATACTTATTGAGAAGGCCATCAACGCGCGGGTTTGGTTGAGACCGATTTGGCGTGTAGCCGTATACAGGCGGCTCCTCTGTGTTGAGGAGCCCCCGGACTGGCGCGAGTTCTTTTGGATAAGCCTGCAGGAACCGCCCCGCACGGGTGTTTGCGTTCTTGATGGAATCGCGCGCCCACCGCTCCTGAATATCCAGGATTCGGCGCAATGCCTTCTCATCAAGTTCAATATCGCCGCCCGTGATGCGCTGGATAATTTCGCGGTCTGCGTTTGAGGGGTTCGTGCCAAGAGTCTTGGCCTGCGCAAGCATTCCCTGACCGACCGCAGACCGAAGGACTTCGGTATTCGCGACGCGATCCTGTGGAACCCCAAACAGGCCGCCAATCTTCTCGGCGACAAGCCTCTTGTCTGCCCATTGCCCTGTGATAGCGCCATCATCCAGCGCCTTGCGCGCATCATGGATGGCCGATATTTGCTTGCGTGAAGCATCTGCCGCGTCAACCGTCTCGTTGAAACGATCACTAACGCCCTTTAGAACCGGATTTACCGCCGCGTTGACGTTCGCATTCACGGTAGTAACAGACGCCTTCGCTTTCTCGCGTTGCAAATCATAGTCGAGCGGAGACAACGCAGGCAGACCTTTTGCGGCCCTCAGTTTGTTTTCTGCCGCGACGTTTTTCAGAAGCTCGGTCTGTTCTGGACCAGCTAGCGCCTTGGCCACATTCGCCACCTGCGCAGCACCTTCAAGGTCGCCAGATTGTGCAAGAGTCGTGGCGACCCCGCCAAAGTTTGGCGTGCCAGCAACCCCGTCCCCCCCACCCATTAATTGCTGTAGGGCGCTCTGCCTCTGGGTGTCCTGCGCAATCTTCCGACCTTGATTATAGCCCTGCGTGCCCATCATGAGGGCCTGCAGGACGTTTACGGGCTGGACTTCGAACGGATTAGCCATCAGGCATACATCGGGTATTGCTGCCCGCCCCAGCTAAAAGACGACTGACGCGACGGCTGCGATTTGAACAGGTTCGTCAGAGCCGTTCCGGCCCCGCCACCACCCAACGCAGCGCCGCCAAGATAGGTCGCAGCACCAAGCAGATTGCCGAGCGCGCCCTGCTGTGCGTTCGCGCCGGCAACCTGGCCCTGCCCGATGGTGCCTGCCGACTGCATGTCGCCGCCGTAAGCCGACGTGTACGCGCCTAGCTGTCCCTGCAGGCCCTGCCCTGCGGTCGAAACCTGTTGACCAGTTGCCTGCTGCCCCATACCGGACAGTCCCGCTAGACGATCAAGGTACGATCCAGACTGCTGATTTTCGTAGTTCTGGCCGTAGGTCTGCAATGCCTTGAGGGCTGCGCCGCTGTTCAACCGACCAGAAGCGTTCAAGCCAGCGACCGCGGAGTCCTGCCCCGTCTTGAGAGCTTCCTGATAGCCCGGCAGGCTCTGATAAGCCTGCGTGAATGCCTGAGAACCGGCCCCGCCATCAAGTCCAAGGCCGGCGCGATACATGTTCAGGGCGTCTCCGCCCGCGCTCACATACGGATTGAACAACTGAGACAGGCCCTGCATCCCGCTCGCGTAATTATCGCCAGCGGCGCGAAGGTTCTTTCCGGCCTTCTGCTGTTTCGCATACGTGTCCGCAGCGGCAGCATTTGCAGCGTCCGATGCGGTTTTGCCAAAGAGCGTGTCAAGTATGGACAACTCGTGCCTCCTTACGGCGCAAGTGATAATCGCGCATGTACCCGCGCACACGTTCCCTATTCTTGGCTCGCCACTTCATCGTGTGTGCATTGCTGCACCTCCGACATTTGCGTGAGCCAGCTTTGGTGATCTTGGTGTTAACGTGGGTGTACTCATGCCCCTGCGGGCAATGGTGCGGGGATGCCGGCCTAGCGGCGTTAACAATCGGGACCATGCGATGCGCCCCTTGGTTTCGACCACTTACTGAGATTGAGCCATAACCTTTGCTCAACGCGCCAACCCACAACCAGCAACCAGAGTTGGGTTCTGGCATTACTTTCTCCCAGAACAGCTCCTCTAATGATTTTCTCATTTCCCCTCTTGGTCTAATCTAAGCGCCATATCCTGATAAACGAATAGACCTCGCTGCCCGTCTGGTTCGCAGCGCGCCCATAGTCGTCACTGTTTGTCGGATTGGTTACGGCGTGTTCCAGCCGTATGGCGGTCGGGTTTGCGACCGTGAACTTCGCGGTGATCCATGACCGCGTTGACACAAGATCGCCTGAACCTACAGCGCCGTATTCGCTCGTGCCGTAAGCAAGAACTGCGGTGTTCGTTACGTTGTAAAGCCGCGCCTTATGGTTTGAGACACGGAAGGCCGGACATGACGCCTCAATGTAGTAGGTCCCAGCAGGGATCGTTATCTCATTGCTGGATAGCGTGCATCCGATTGTGTCATAGACTTCTGTGTTCAGCGTCCTGGTGTTGTACGTATTGCTCGGAGAAGCAGAGCCGCCGGCCGTATTTGCCGACTTCTGGTCTTCGTAATAAGCGAATTGCAGAAACGGTGAATATGTCCGAACCGTTGAAATCCCGGACAGAGGGGTCAGGAACTTCTCGTCGTTTGTTCCTGTAACGGCTTCCGCTGCGGACGCCTTGGTTGGGACAACGATGTCTCCAATTGAATCAATTGTGGATTCAATCTCGCGTATGAGAGCGGTCAGAAAGCGCCGGACCTCCGGCGTCATTTTCTCGTCTAGCGGAACGACTGGAAGTGTCATGGCGCAGTCGGTTGCGCCTGAGCATCGCCGCCACCGCCCATCAGTAGCGCGCCGAGCGGGCCAGCAGCGCCAGCCAGCCCATACTTGCGCAGGATGTCGATCAGCTTGTCGTCAAAGACGACGTAGTTGCGAGAGCCTTCGCCTGCCCCGCGCGAGCCTTGGTCGAGATACTTGATGCCGGGGATGCCGGCTTTATTGAGCGCATTTGATGCGGCTGGCGACTTCATGTCCGGCAAATTCACGGGGTATGGAGTATCGCCCCACGTCGTCCCATGTAGACGCAATCCAGAAGCGTTTCGCACCTGCTCCCCAAGGTTGGGTGATGATACATCGACGCCGACCGTCTTAAGCGCCTCCGCGACTGGCTGGTTCTGGTACCGCAGCGGCTTATCCCAATCCAGGAACTGCTCGGGCCGCGCGTTGATGTTGACCTCGTACATGCGGCCGGGTTGCTTCCGCGTGTATTCTCCAAGCGCGGAGCCGCCTCTTAAAATCTCGGCGGCCTGTCGGTACACATCGACCCGCTCCGGGACAACCGATGATTTTTTAATGTCGTCTTGCAGAACCTGCAGCGCCTTGTCACGCGACTTGAAAACATCCGCTAAGTGTGCCGCTAAGTGCACCGGGTTATCCCGATTGTATTCTTGACCGTTTACAAACTTCTGGGATGTTGTCCCAGCCAACGCTTCGCGGTACGCCTTCGCTACAGCCTCGTTTCCCGCGAAGTATAGACCGTGTCCATACGATTGCGCACCCTCGCCCGTCCCGATCTTGCTCAGGTCGAACCGGTCGAAATCATGCGGCGAACCGTGGTAGGCGCGGATGCCAGAGCCGACCGCATTGCGTTGCGCAGGGGCCGCATAAGAGCCACCCATCAGCAGCCCCGCCAAGTCCGTCGCACGGTTGCCAATACCCTGCTGAGTTGCCTGAGACCGCGCCTCGTCAACGTCAGACCACATGCCGGGCGCGCTGGGCTGTGTGGCTAATTCACCGCCAGCGATCTGCCCCGGAAGCATCAAAGCCTCTATCGCGGACTTCGCAGCCTTCGCTGGCCACGTTTCCGTAAACAGACGGCGCAATAGGTCGCTCATCTTGTCAACGGCCTCACCTTTGCGTCAGACAGAACAAGCGACCTTGCACTAGGATCGCTGATCGAAACCCGGATCACGCAGCCCTTTTCATAGTAAGCGCCAAGCCGCGTTACCTTCACCCGCGCCTGATAGTTTCCCGGAACGCCAAGCGAGACTTCTCTGTATTGCGTGAATGTCTGGCCGCCGTCGCGCGACGTTTCGATCATCACTTTCGGCGTTGAGCCAAGCGACCCAAACCCGGTCGCCATGTCGAATTGCAGCGCGTCAAGAATGAAGCCGTTCGGGAAAGCGTGCATCGGCGGACTGACAACCTGCCAGACCATCGTGCCGCCATATTCCGTAAACGTGTCCTTATCGATGTAGCCAATCTTGCCAGACTGGCGGTCCCCGACCATCGTCTTGCCGAACGCCTGCACGGAATGAATTGCGCGCCAGCGATCGTATCCATATGACTTCCGGTCGTGCCAGACCTTGGTAGAAGCGTCGAATCCCTTCGTCCAATCAGTCCCGGACCAATGAGCGAAGGAATGCCCTTCCTGATCGAACGAAAACCCGACAATATCTTCTTGCGAAGCGTCGTCCTGAATCAGCCGCGCTATTTCAGGGGTAGAGATTACGGACGTGCTGTAAGCCGCCCCAAGCTTGTGGATGTTCCAGTCGTCGGCAACCCAAGCCAGAGAATTGTCAAACCTAATCAGGGACCGGGCTGCCAGAATGCCCCTTGGAATAGTCGTGTTGTAGATAAACGGCTCGTCTGCCGAACTCGTCTTGGAGTGAACGTCAATCCAGCTATTGCAGAACCCGAAAAGCTCTCCGCGATCTGAGTAAACCCGCAACAACTTCCCGGCCTGCTGGGCGAATGTGCTATAATCCAGCGCACCGACAGACTTGGTGTCGTTGATCCCTGAATAGTAATAGGTCCGATCCGAGTAGCCGTAGATAGTCCGATTGACCGCGTTGCAGTTCGTGATCGCACCGGATGGAAGGTCACTGTCCGTCACGTATGAGACGGAATCTGACTCAATAACCTGATTGCCGGACGGGCCTGTAATAGTGATCTGCGGATCGGCGCGCTGGTTACGTGATATGTCAACCTGAGAGACGCCTGGGATCGTTCCAACGCGGATCGTTGTCCCGTCCGACGTATGCATGTAGGCAGACGAATTGTGGAACGTGTAGAGCTTTTCCAGGTCGGGCATGTAGATCATGCCGCGACACGGGCCAGCGTCGGTATCAGAGAACTGAACAATTCCACCGCAGGGGTTGACCGCCATAACACCCTTGCCATCCGACCCCATGGATTCGGCGTAGGCGTTGACTAGCTTTGAAGACCCCTGAAACCTGTACTTTCCCTCGCTTGATCGGAAGGCGACTGGCGTTGCGGTCATCGGCCCGTAGTGAAGTTGAACGAGGAGCTGGTCTTCACATCGCTTGCCGACAGCAAGAGCGGCCTGCTACGCGGAGCCGCAAGAATCGTAAGCGGCCTTTCCGCCTCACGCATGGCATTCTGTGCCGCTACCATGTCCGTTGAGCCATAGGACGGGGCCACCGCAAGACAAACGCGCCGCGAAAGCGTGGAAAGATATTCTTGCGGGATCGCGACCTCCGAACCGTTCCAGATCGAAATGCCGGTCGCCGCCAATAGAGAGATTTCGGAAGCGGCGGTTTCCTTTGCCCATTCCAAATCGGCAGACGATGGAGTTTCTTCAGCACCAATAATGCCAAGGTCTTTCAGGACGCGCGTGGCAAACTCCGTCTCCGTATAGGTTGTCATTGCATCTGTCCCACAACGAAGGTCCGCGCGCCGGTCACGATTTTATAGAGTGGCTTCCAGATTTCAGCCCACGCGAGGAAGGCGTTCTTCGCCTTGTCGCTATCCAGGTCGTCTATGATGAATTTCCCACCTGGCTTCAGCACATCGCCAAGAATTGCATACAGGCCAGAACGGCCATTCGACATGTGGCGCGGCGGGCCATCGCACACTGCAAGGTCGTACTTCCCAGAGACGCCGGAATAAAACCCATCCTCCAGCGGAGACAGGATCAGATCGGCGCTCGTTCCCTCAAGAAGCGGGGCTGTTTTTTCAAGCCATTGCGCATCGTGTTCGTGCGCCGTCACGTCATCGCAGACACGAGCAAGGACAGCAGTCGTTAGCCCTGAACCAAACTCAATTACACTGCCAGCGTCGCGGCCAAGCTTGGCTACGATCGACAGCATGTCGGCCGGCAGTGACCACTTGTTGTCCCACGCCTCGACAAGCTCGGTGTAGACGCTGAATGGCTCGCCCCCGGACTTGATGCGGTCGAAAGCATATGAGAACGTCAGACCGTATTTGCGCCGCAACGACCCGGCCACGCTGCCGGAAAACATTGCGTCGCCGTAATGATCGAGCCCCATTTCAGGGTCGATATAAATGCGGCCACCAAGGGCGCGCCATTTACGGCAGAACGTGTAATCGCCGCCCCACCGCGTGTTGCCCTCAAGCGTCCGCTCAAAGATCAGAGAGACAGGGCCGCGCGGGTCATCATTGCGGAGATACTTTGGGGCAAGGTCCGCAAGCTTCTCTAGAACAGAGCGCCTGATACGAAGAAACCCGGTAGGGACTGACTCGACCTCAAGCAAGCCGCTCTGGTTAGCCCACTGCTCGCCCGGCAATAGCCTCACCGGGAACGCTTCATTACGAGACTTTAATGGATAAAGACCCGCAACAACGTCGGCGTCATACTCACATAACGCAACCAGATCGAATGGCTTCCACGCAACGTCTGCGTCCAGAAACACTAGGTCGGTGCAATCGCTTTCGAGGAAGTTCCGAACAAGAAAGTTGCGGGCGTCGTCAACGTGACAATCGCCCTGAAGAATACACAGCTCGGAAGCAATGCCTGCTTGAGACAATGCCGCCGAACTGTGAAATAGTGCATCGGTATAACCGGCCCCCAACTTGTCATACGTTGGGGTTGCGAGAAATACCTTCTTACCCGTTGCCGGGGCGCTAGGTCTTTGGAATACCCTGGACATAGAGCCCCGGTTAGTTGTTACGGGTTGCTGATCAAACCAAGCGTTGCCAGCGCCGTGCAGATCGCAGCAACGCGGGTTTCAAGAATGGTCGTGGTAGCAACCGAGGACGAAGCCGCCGCAACGGAAGGCTTCGTGGTTACGGTTGCACCGAAAAAGCCAATCTTGTCGGTGGACGATTGACCGAGGCGCGTACCGTCAGGGCCGCCGTCGGAAAGTTCTTTAACAGCCATTTCTAGTTCTCCTTTCCGCTATTAGGGCACATCGGCCGCGAGAGACGCACGAACCGCAAGACGCGGGTCGATACATTTGATGCCGTACAGAACATCGAGACGCCAGTTAGACACGTCGTTGGTGCCATCGTAGTACGGGATCACGCGCACGCTGTAGCCCTTGTGAGACTTGCGCGACACGTCCGGCGCACCCGGAGGGGCAACCATCGGCACCATGACCAGACCAAAAGCGTTCTTGTGGAAGAACAGGTTTTGGGTGTACTGGGTCGAAGCCGCGCCCTGATAGGTCACAACCTTGGTGTTGATGTCCGTCACGCCGGAAGCAAACGCCACGGTAGCATGAGCACCGGACGGGATGATCGCTGGCGAGATTTCGCACGAAGCGATGGCCGAGCCCGATGCCGTCTCGTTGTTAACAACCGTGAACATCTTCAGGTGCGGAAGCGCCTGCTTGGACACGGGGTCAACGTCGTACACATCGGCGATGGTCAGGGTGTCACCAGCCTTGAGCGTCACCGTCGAGCCCGACATGGACCCGATGTTGATCGTCGAATAGTTGGTGTCCTTGGTCGCCGCCCAGGTGTCGCCAGTGAACGAAGCAGCGATGGCGTCAGTGCCGGTACGCGAACCAGTCAAGTGAACCGGCACGTTCTGCGACATGTAGGTATCGATCCCGGCAATCTTGCCGAGTGATCCCTCACGATACGCACCACGCGCCGCATCCTGGATATAAAGCGCGGTCTGAGAACCGAGCATTTTCCAGGTATCGGCGGGAGAAAGAACCGCCGAGCGGTCGCCCTGCGGAACCGCACAAGTATCCATGCGGGTTGGGGCGAGGGCGAAGTCGGCGAACGAGTCGATTCCGCCAGACGGGATCGTGACGTGGTTATTGACGTACTTATAAAGGCTCATCAGGTCACGGTCGATCTGATGGGCAAGCTGCACCATGGCGGGCTTGATGACGCGCTCGGAGAGCTTGTCGATCTGGAGCGTCAAGTCCTGAGACGAAAACTTGAAGTCAACGCCCTTTTGCTTATCCACGGTGAACGTGGTCTTTCCTTCCACAACGTCCTGAATATCGGCAACAGCGCCGTCGCGGACGGTGAAGTCATTAGGGCGACGGATCGAGATGGTTTCACCAACCGTGTATCCGTTGACCCTCTTTGCAAACTCCTCCTCGTAACCACGATGGACGAGACCGCCCATAACGCAGTTATCTTCGAGAATCATTAGCGCTTCCGCCGCAATGATGTCGGCGGTGAGTGTAGTGTTAGACATTGCCTACCCCTTGGGGTTAGGCACGCGCCTTTCGTTCCTGATGACGCATGGCGATGTAGGCGTCCAAATCGTCGGACTTCGCTAGCGCATGAACGTCAACGGGTCTGGCCGCTGCCCCGGTCGGGGTCTTTAGCGGCGGCGGTGCCGATGTTTGTTTTTTTGGGTTCGGCAGAGACGTTTTGCCCTCTAGCCTCCCGATTTCTCGGGCAGCCTCTCGGGGCGACATAGCGTTGAGTTCGGCGGCTAACCTTGGATTGCTGGCAAGCTGGTAGAGCAACGCAGGCCCTACTTCGCTTTCCATAAGCTCCTCGGTCACATGCGGGGCAAACCCATTAGGAAGCGTTTTCGATAGCTCGCTGATCTTTGTGTCGAAGTCTGGCGTCAGCACCTTGAATGCTGCGGTCCTGTCTTCGAAATCCTCAAGCATCTCTTGACGAGTCGCAGCGGCCTTTTCGACCACACTGCGCTTGTCACGTTCCGCCAGCGTCTCGCTGATCTTTGCAGCCGCCTTGTGAGCGGCCAGGTCGGCGATGTAGCCAGGGTCCCACTCTCCTTGCGGATAGTCGGCTGCTTTGGGTACGCTCTCCCCGTCTTGTCCAGTCTTTTGCTTGATGGCCTCAAGTTCGGCCGCCATGCGCTCAATGACGCCGGCTTGCGCTGAAATCTTGCGCCTGTATCGCTCAGATGTGGATTGTTTGCGGGGGCGTTCGTCTTGCCCTTCGGCCGCGCCCTCATCGGGCTTTGCCTTCGTCTCTGCATTCTCCGGTGCCGCATCCTGTTGAACGCCGGTCTCTGGAGTTGCCTGTTCGCCTGGAGCCTGCGTTACCGCCTGCTCCTCAGTCGGGGCGGCTGCCCCTGTTTCTTCAGTCATGAAGCCTCAATAAAAAAGCCACCCGAAGGTGGCTTGGTGGATTGCGGCGAACGCTGCTTGCGTAAGCCTGCTAGGAAGCTCTGTTTTCCGGCTGTGGCCGGTTGTCGGTGGCGTAGCGCGCGGTTTCGGCGCTTATGTATGCCTTCTCTCGGTCTGCATTCGTGCGGCTGTCGGCCTGATACCGTGCGGTCTCGGCCTGCCTCTCTTGTGCGTTCATGGCGACTTCGGCATCGACGACAGCGCCATACTGAGCCGTGGCCGCGTCTATGATGTTCTTGTGCTCCCCGACCGCCGCATTGATCTGCGCCACCTCGACGGACGTGCGAGACTGAATGCGGGCCTTTTCAAGCTCAACCTGCAGCTTTGCAATCTCTGCCTGCTGGTCGGAAATCATCTTGTTCTGGTCAAATACAAGCTTCTGCTGATCGAGTTCAGCCTTGGCCTGCACAGCAAGAACCTTCGGGTCGGGCGGCGCTTGGCGACCCTGCGCAAGTATCTGCTTCACCTGTTCTGGCGTCGCGCCCTGCTCCTCGGCTTCCTCTGCCTCGAGGATATGCGGCGGAATGTTCGCCCTGATGCGCTTGGCAATCTCATCAGCCATCGGCCAGTCTTGCGCCTTGGCTACCTTATCCAGAATAAGCGGGGCAACATCAGGGGCCGCCTGCAACAGGGCAATCATGCCCTCCTTGGCCTCCTCGCGCCGCGTAGTGAAGCTCGGGCCAGCCTGCGCCACAACGTCGTATGACCCAACCGTCAAGTCATTCAGCGTCTGCTCTACAAGCCCGCCACCTTCGCCAGCTGTCATCTGATGCTGATTGATCTTCAGCATATCGATCTTGCCATCCTCGCCCATGATCCGAATGGTTCGCTCGGTATCATAGATGCGCGGAATCAGGTCGATCAGGATTTGCCCGGTGCGGCCAATCGCACGGGCAAAGTTGTCGATGAAGACATACGTTCCAGTATCGCTCTGCCGATCGCGA